TTATCCAGTGTGCGAATGTGTTGGCAGTTGTCACAATTCTCCACTTTGTATTCTGCAATCACTTTGCCATCGATAAGCAATCGACCGACCATTTCATCGACGTTGATAATTTCAGTTTCACGGCTCATAAATGCAGCCGATCTTGACAAGCTTTGCATAAGAATACGACTAAACCATCTCTGCGATCATATTCGTTTGACTGTGTAAAATCGTCACATATTGAGCAGTTTGTCACTCCTCCATAACCGCTAAAACTGTATTGATGACTGGTTGGTGTAAGCCATTTTTCGCTCATACCTGTGGCCTCCACTGTCCATCAGATCCGAGCATGTACCAGGCCGGCGGACACTGCTTCGCCTTAACCTTCTCGGAGCACATATATCCGCCCCAGCCTTTTCCAGTCTTAGCCGTTCCTTCTCGCCAGATCATATGGCCATGAGAACACAGAGGAGCAGCAGCTACTTGAACGCCGCCTAAAGTTTCTTTGATGGTGTCAAGAGCTACTCCAAGAGTCGGAATACCGGCCTCTTCTGCCTCTTCACGTGTCTTAAACGATGGAACATCTCCATGCTTTGTGTTCCAGTAGTCATAGGCAACGGCAGAATCTTGCACAATCTTTGGATCAATGCGCTCGACCTGTTGCATATTCTGAACTGTCGGCCGCTTATCGGCTCCCAGTACCAGTCCGACGCAACGCCCAATCGCTGATGTGACTGTGTCTTCAACAAACCATTTCTTCATCTGGACGTTGTAGGTGTTCACGTTGCCGAATGCGTAATCAATACCGGCTGGCTCTTGATCTTCGTAATGACGATACACACGGCATTCGACTAGCACGTAGCCCTTTTCTAAGTTGATGTCCATGATGGACGTGTGAATCTTGCCGTCTTTGTGTGTAGCCCAGAATCGCTGAATGCGTGCAGCTACATCTTCGTAGTTTTCTAAGAAACTCACTTTGTCACCGCCTGAGATGATGCGTGACGGCCTACGGCTCGACCGCGTTGATAGCCGTCTTTGTGGCCTTCTTTGTAGCCCATTGTGTAGCTCACAATCGACCATAAAATACAGGCCAGACACATAAACAAGAATAAACCGATTTCACCTGATGTCATTTTTTGCTCCCGTGGGAGCCTTGTCGAATGCTCCCAGATACAGAGTGACATCGATGGCCGACAATTTCAAGATTGACGTCGGCGTGTCTATTTCTTGATAGCAATCTCCAGCAATAGTTGATCTAAACGTGCCTCAATTCGAGAGACTTGATCCTTGAGAGAGTTGCCACCATTCGGTGAAAGCTCTCGCATGATCGACTTCACCATGAATCTCATTGACGAATAGATGGCAGTCAGCACCGCAAGAACAAGCCCACCGACCGCCGTCCATTCGCCCACGCTCACTTCTTGCTACCGAATGCCACGTCTTTAGGATTAGCCCATCGAGCTAATACTGGAATGATGCCAGCAACAAGCCCCATCGCTAAATCTTTTGGATTCGTGTTGCCTGTCATATAGACGGCTAACATTCCGGCCACTGAGCTTCTCGCCCACGATGCCGCTAACGCTTTTAGATCCTTCATTTCTTCTTCTCCTTTGGCTTGGCCTTTTGGATTAGCTCAACCACTGGATATTCTCCAGCATAGGTTGTCAAGCGAGCGCGAGCGAAACCAACAATCTCTTTGCCAATATAGCGTTGCTTTATCATCACCATTCCGCCGTTGCGTTGATCACCAGTACCGGAAGTATTGCCCTCGATGCAATAGACGCTCGTTGCGCCGACCTTGACGACGATTCCAATATGACTAATCCGATCGACGCCATCGTGTGGAAAGTCCATAAAGCATAGATCTCCAAGCTGCGGTTTATCATCAATCCAGCGTCCAAGCTCTTTCATCTTATGAGCTCCAGCAGCCGTTGAAACCATTGACGGAATCTTCACTTTTGCCTGGTCAAAGACCCAGTTGCAGAACGAACCGCACCATGGCAATCCATCGGCCTTTGTGAACTTGCCGTACTTTGTCAGATTATCGCCAGTCTCGACTGTGCCGACTTCAGCTAGTGCGACTTCGATGATCCGAGCAGCAGTGCCTTCAGGATACATCGAGCCAACCACCATCACTCTCGTTCCAAATATAAAACTCGTGATCAGTTGGTTGTGGAAGCGGAGGCTCCCAGATTGAGCCATTTCTTAGCCAAGATTCATAAGGTTGAGGCATCACAAAAATATCTTCATCTTCTAAATATAAATAACCAATGCCAGCAAAAATGCCACGAAAGTTTGAATTAAATGAAGTTTGTTTCCAATTACCGCCGAATAATTCTGTTGCAAATTGTTCAACATTTGGTTCGTAATCGTTAGACACAACAATAACTTCAGTGACTATATTATTTTCGTTTAATCTTGCAACGTGTGCCATTAGAATGTCACGCTCCCTGAACCAGTCCATGTATAGATTCGATAGCCGCCTGAAACTGAAATTGTTGGTGATCCTGTTGTGCTTGCAGCAGCTGGCTTGGTGTCTGCATATCGAATAATTACTAGGCCGGAGCCGCCAGCAGCAGCTAAAGCCGTGTTAGGTAAATCAATTACGCCTGCTCCACCACCGCCGCCTGTGTTTGCCGTTCCAGCTTGTCCGTTAGATCCAATCGTTCCACCATTACCACCGCCGCCTGAACCGCCTGAACCACCTGAACCGTCACCTGCTCCACCACCACCGCCAGCGCGAGTTGTTGAAGTTAGATTGATTGATGAACTGACTCCCGCGCCGCCTGTTGCACCGCTACCACTTCCAGAAACTGCCGTTCCGACAACACTCGCGCCGCCGCCGCCTCCGCCCGCACTCGTAAAGCTGCCCGAAACTGCACCACCTGCGTAGCCTTGATTTGCAGTACCTGTTCCGCCTGATGTTCCTGTTGCACCGCCGCCTCCGCCTGAACCGCCAGCCACGCCGTTAGAACTTCCACCTTTACCACCGCCGCCTCCGCCTGTCGATGTGATGGTACTGAATACAGAGTTGCTTCCATTTGTACCATTTGCGGCAACACCACCTGCTCCGCCCGCACCGACTGTTACTGTGTAGTTAGTGCCAGGCGACAATAATAAAGAACTTTCCGCACTACCTCCGCCGCCTGATGTTCCTACTGATGTTCGATAACCACCGGCTCCACCGCCGCCGCCTGCGCGTTGCCCGCCAGTATTTTGACCGGCTCCACCGCCGCCTCCGCCTGCAATAACTAAAAAATCAACAGAGAAAGTGCGCGGATAACCGCCGCTAGACATAATTCCAAGCATTGGAGTCATTATGCAATATCTCCGAATACTATCCAAGAATTGGCGGCCAGTTTTTTACACGTAGCACCTGAGTTAGCAACACGCAATTTAGGTGTTGCACTTGTTGCACCTGTTGAAATTACTGTTGTTGTGCCCGGAGTAACTGCGCCGATTGTTGGCTGACCTGCGCCAGTAATCCAGAACACATTGATTTCTGTGCCGATTGCGAAGTTAAATGTCGCATCAGTTGGAATGTTAAATTGCACAGATGTAGCTGCATTCATTGAGAATATATTGCCTTCATCGCCTGAAGCAAATGTGTAGGCAGCAGTCTTTGCGCTATAAGTAGAAGCGATGTTGTCCGGATCAATCCATGCTGGAACGCCAGCGACAACACCTAGAACTTGATTACTCGCTCCAATTCCTAAACGCGTGTTGGTGTTGGCAGTAGCTGAAGAATAAGCAAGATCGCCAAGTGTTGTGCCTGGTTGTAATGCTTTTAATTGAGTATCAACGCCCTGAAGTGCAACGTCAAAGTCGGCTGGGAGATCCGTTACTAAATCAGTTGCCGTCGGGAGAACGAAGCCGTAGTTTGTAGTTGGATTTGCCATAAGTATTTCCTTTCGTTATGAGACTATTGTGGCATATTGCCACTCTAAAGTCGGCGACACGGTATTCCATGCTTCCGTTATTGGCACATCATTCCAGCGCATAGCGTTAAGCGAATAAGCCAACGGCGACATGAGAAGAGTAATGTCAAGTTGATTGTAGGAGGCGCGGAAAGTCCAGCCTTCGACGAAGCCCTGGAAAGTGCCGGACGACATATTTGGCGGAAGGTCATTGAGTGCAATCGGCTGACCCATGAAGATGTTGATAAGAGCATCACGATCACCATTGTCTAGCTCTGGATTGGTCAAGGCGTAGGTTATGGAATCAAAAATTGGCTGCGGATAAGCTCTCAGTGCCAGATAGAACGCGGCCTGATCTTCGGCATCTGCTTGATGTTTGATTGTTGTTGTAATGATTTGAGCAAGGTCGCCATAAATTGCTATTGATGCTGGATCAGTATCGCTGACTTCGCTAGATGAGTTTGTGCCGTAACTGATTGTGATGTCATTTCTGACATCGCCTGCCCTTGTCTTAATTGTTATGCCCTGGCCTAAAGCATGATTGGCAGTGAGATCGGTGTAGCCATTAGCTGCAAGGTAAGTCGTTCGGTGTGTACTGTCAGCATAGGATATGAGCCCCGATGCCGATTCGTATAAATAACCTAATCCGCTAGTGGCTAGAGCTGCGACTAAATCATAAATAATTACGCGATTTGAAGCTCTTTGAGCCAGCTCGTAATTGCCTGGAGTATCAATCTCACCAAGTCCGTTATTCTCAGCCGTCGCCCATGTCGTCGTCGGATCATAAGTGTTCCACTGAAGCGCGGCTGGAACCTGTTGCCATTGAGCCAATAGCACTTCGCGCAAGATTGTTTCAATCTGGTCGCCGTCAAAGTCATGAGATAAGACGCCGTCTGTGAGAGCCTTCTGAAGCCTTGCAAGGGCTCCTAGAGCCGTGATGGTGACTTCTTGAGTGTAAGCCGTTGAACCTACCTGAGACACGCTTACAGAGATGTCCACGATTGAGCCGCCAAAGATTGGCACATAGACCGCCGATGTGTCCTGCACTTCAATCGAGATGGTGTCGTTGATTTCGTAAGGTAACGCAGCTTGACCAAAGACGATGAGATTGACTGAGCAATAACCGGCTTGAGCTTGTTCGTAGATATTTCTGCGCCCTGACGTAATCGTCAGATTGGCCAACACCGAATCGGTAACATCAACGCCGGCAATTTCAACGCGCCAGACTGGAGCCCACTGCGTCATTAGATGCCTACTAGTGCGCTGGCTCCACCAGTGCCACGATACGAAGAATCATTGAGAATGCTAACAATCTGGCGAGCCGTAGATTCTGGATCTATTGCCCCATTGACTGTCAGATTGATGCGTGCAGCGTTTTGAGAATCCGTAAATCCGCCACCGCCCATAGCAGCTAAACGAGCTGCATTCTGTGAATCGGTAAAGCCTCCACCTGCTGCTACTGCCACTTTCATTGCCCCAGATGTTGCTGATGCAATGCCACCGCCACCGCCACCGCCTCCAGGAACGACGATTGCAGGCACTGATGATCCACCATTGCGAATTGCACCTGGCGCGCCTGATGTGGCAAATGATTGTCCTCCGCTAATTTTTCCTTCTATTTCTTTGCGTACTTCAGAAGCAGACATGCCCCACTTGCTCGGAGTAGCTACTATTCCTAATAAACCTAAAGTATATGACGCAAACTTAACAACCTTATCTAAAGCCTCAATGATTGTATTGAGCCAGCCAATCATTTTTCCTAATCCTGAGCTCTGACCTGTATTCGCTTCGTTATTAAACACGCTAAACATTCTACTTAATGACGTTGTTAAAGTTTTTACTGTTTCTCCAAAACCGAATGCAGCCGTTTCAGTGCTGGTCATTCCATCTTTAAGTTTTCCTTTACCACTAAATCCTAAAGCGAAAGCATTGAAAGCTGGAAGGACGTTGTCATTAATGTAATCAATTAATGAAGTAACCATTGGCAATAAACCTGTGCCAATAGTTTCTTTCGCTTCATCAAAGCTGACTTTCAAGATTGCGATTTTGCCTTGATAAGTTTCTGCATTTGCGGCGGCAGCTCCACCAAATAAATCTGTTAATTTTTGCTGGACGTCTGTGAAGGTCATTGTTTTAAGCTCTGCTGCGGATAATCCAATTCCTAGTTTGCCTAGAGCTGCCGTATTGCCGTCGTAGGCTTTTCCAATTGCATTGGCGACAGTTTCCAGTGGCTTTCCAGTTGCAGTAGCCACATCAAGGGCGACAGTAAGAAGATCCTGCGCCTTGCTTATATCTCCAGTAGAGATTGCTAATCGCTGCAAGGCTGGACGAAGTTTATCGTCTGCCGTACCAGTAGCCAAAGACATTTTAAGAATAGACTCTTCGGTTGCTGCAATTTGTGCCTTTGTTGCACCTGTGGCATTTTCTAAAGCATTGGCCAGTTTATTTTGTGAAGCTTCATCTTCAATCGCAGCCTTAACTCCATCGATTCCGATTTTTATTGCATAAGCTCCAGCAGCAGCTCCGGCTGCGGCGAATGCCAGCCCTGCTTTTTTGCCAAAGTCAAGCATCTTTGTTGAAGAGCTATCGACGTCAGTATTGGCTGCATTAAGCGATTTCTTAAGTTGATCTACATCAGCAAGAATCGAGAGCTTGAGTGTGCGCGATTGTCCGGCCATTTACCACTCCCTTAAGATTCTGTCGAAAGCAGTTTCCCACTTTGCAATCAAGTCTGGCTGGATTTCGCGTAGTGTCGGATAAATAAACCAGCCTTTAGATCCGCCGCGAATACCACTACCTGACCAGACTGGGAATTGCTTGAACTTGTTAGATCCAAACTCTGTACCGCCCCAGAGGTCTTTTGTTGTACCACCGCCTGAAAACTTTTGACTTACGAAGCCGAAAGAAAGCTCGCCAATCTTGGAAGATTTAGACACACGGGAGCCACTGGCAATTCGACTGGCGGCCTCGCCTCGACTGGTCGCCTTCTGCTGAATCTTGCCTTGAGCGAACTCAGCCAGAGCTGATGATTCTCTTTTAGCTGCATCGGTAGCTTCTGCGTCCATCGCCTTAAATGCTGAAGTGATGCGACGAAGATCTGCCTTGTCATAGGCAATCTCAACGTTGTCGCTCATTCTGTTTCTCCAGTATCTCAAAGGCCGTATAGATCTGCTCCGCCGTCGTCCATTCGCTCATCGGTATTCCTGTGGCTATGGCTAACTCCACCAGGATTCGATTTACGCTTCCGGCGGCGTAACTTTTGGGAGAACGTCACCGACTGTCACGTCGGCCACTGTTTCACACCAGATTTCATAGCCTTTTATTGGCTTGCCACCGGCTTCACGTTTCATCGCATTCCACGCAAGGAAGAGAAGATCAGAGATTCCAATCTTCTCTTGCGCCTGCGAGATTGTGCTGCCTGTCTTTTGTTCCCACTTAGCCCACTCTGGCGGTTGAGCCGTGTAAGTGCCGAACTCGCCGGAGGTGTATTCGATGGTGATTGGTAGTCTCATTATGTGCTCCCGTTTCTCTTTCGATTAGCTGATTGTTAAGACTGGTGTTGAAGCGCAGAGCATTGACCATGAGTCAGTCTGTGCATCTGGTGCAGTGCCGCCAGCAGTTGGAGCTACTGGGAAAGCAGTGCCAGCGAATGATGCGCCAGTTGCAGTGAGCAGAGTGAATGCAAGTGCAGTGTTAGGAGCAGAAGTGAACGCAGTCCACATCGCTTCAAAGAGTGATGATGTTGCGCCCCAATCTGCAAGAAGCTCGATATTAAGTGTCCATTGATCATCGATGTGCTTATAGGCTTTTCCATCAAGTGTCTGATAAGTAGTGATGACTGGAGCATTGACTAGCGTGACGGCAGTTGTCTGCGCGTCGTAATTCACGGTGGCAAGAGTGAAAACTATGTCGCGACCGGTGACTATTGTTGTTGGCATTTCTTTGTCTCCTTATATTGTCTGTTGTGTGTAGTAAGTGCTGACCGCGAGATCCGCCACTAGTAGGTTGGTCGCTCCGACCTGTTGGATTGTCGGACGTTGAACGTCTCCGACTTCGTAACCAGTCGGCATCGCTGCGATGATGCTGATAATTAGCTGCTCAAGATTATCAAGTGCTCCGGCCGTGTTGTTATAGGCAACGGCCGCAGTGACCACAAAATTGATTTTCACGCGTACCTGCGATTTGCCGATTGTCGTCGTTTCTAAATAAGGCGAATCGGGAACGATTACGCAAGCTGGAGGAATGACTGCTTCTGGAGGCGATGAATAAACTGATGCAACGACGCCAGAGAGAGCAGTCGCAAGAGTGCCTCTGACGTTGGTCGCGATTGATGTTGGTGTAGGCATTACATGGCCATCGTTGAGACGTCGATGTAATTACCTAATAAACCTATAACGCGATTTTGCAGTGATCGACCCATTCGATATGGCGACGGCGTAAAATCTACGCCTTCGATTTGGCCTCCTGGAGCGACCACGCTCTGGAAAATCTCAACGCTGACGATGGTGACCGCCTGTTCGACTGCGTCGGTATTTGCATAGAGCGTGGCCGCGTCTGCCCCAGATAGATAAACAACGCCGCCCGGAATGACTGGACGAAATGTAATGTCACTATTTGTTATAGCTGCCGTGAAGTAGAAATATGGAGCCGGATATGCGAAAGGTAAGTAAGGAAATGGATCATAATAATTTGAAGTCACTGTCAGTGTTCCGTTGAATGTAGCTGGAACGCAACCGGTAACGACGACACTTTGACCAGCGACGAATGTGTTCGGCTTTTGAGTTATGTAATAGGCGACATTATTTTGGAGATATACGGCGGCGACTGAGTTCTGGTTGGCAGTCAATAGCGGCAGAATTACCTGCTCGGCTGAATCGATAATTCCTTCAAGATAAGCATCAGAATAAAGAGAAACAGAGACGCCGAGCACTGTCCTAAGACTGGCGACTGTAATAATTGCTGGCATCTCTGTTCCCTTTCGTGAGCTGCTGGGCTAGATACGGGAGCGCACCTAGCCCATGATTGATTAGGTTAGGTTGAAGCGACGAAGTCCGCCTGCAAAGACGGCTTGAGCTGCGATGTAACCGTAGAGCATGATCTCAATTTCTCCAGTTGTTGGCACATTAGTGGCCAGCGTTAGAGCAGGAGATTCGAAGATTTCGATTGAACGTGGCTCGATAATGAATGCTGATTCATCGATTGATGTTGAAACCATGTTTGGATCAACGTAGTAATCAAGGCCAAGAACATTTCCGCGAATTGATGTTGGAGTTGATGATCCGGCGTTGTTCATCGGATTTCCAGCGTTGTAAATTGGACGGCCAGTTGTATCCACCGCGCCGAGAAGCGTGCTCCAAATGGACGTACCTGAAACGAATGACTTTGCAGTGCGCTTTGTTGCAGTGTATGCGGCTGGTGATT